AAAACTAAAGGACACAAGGTATTCATCCGTGGTATAGACGGTCGTAAGCTTATGACTAGGTCCGAGCATTCTCTTTTGAATGTGTTGTTCCAAAGCACAGGTGCTATCGTAATGAAGCGTCAAATGGTTATGTACATGCGTAAGCTTAAAGATCGCAATATGTATAGCAACCCTTTCAGGGAGTCTGAAATTCTGGCTTCTCAGATGATGCACTACCATGATGAGTGCCAGTGGCAGGTTAGTCCAAAGATTATAGATATGTACACCTTTGATACAAAGGAAGAGGCTGAATCTTTTGAAATAGAAGGTAAGGTTCTCAGTAACGTCAAGGAAAGAGGTGGTGTCTATACAAGGGGTTGGTCTGAGGTAGGTCAAGTGTTCTCAGAGACTATGGCCGAAGCTGGACAATATTATAAGTTCCGTGTTCCTTTGGCAGCAGACTACGACATTGGAGCAAATTGGAGTGAAACTCACTAATTATTAAATAAAGCTATCATGGGGTTGACTTTAATAAGTAACCCCTATAGTATACCTCACACAGTCACACAAAAGGAGAAAAGAAATGGCAGGAAGAGCAGGAAGAAACGGTGTAGCTCAGAAGAATTACTATGCAGCTTATCAAAGCAAGGCTGCAAAGAACCGAGCAGCAAAGCTTGAGCGTCACCAGAAGCGTCACCCAAACGATAAGCAGGGCGGTGGCACTAGCTATCGCAAGTCTCCTCCAAAGGAAGTCTCAGGGTGGCTTACAGAGGGTGTTGATTTTATCCTCACACCACGTCAAACAACTCCACTGACAACCAAAGGTAGTAACGGAAAGAAAGAGAGTGGTATTCCAGCTTGCGCTGAGAACCTTAAAGAAATGAGTAACTCTGATCGTAAGAAGTTCGCTGAGTTGTACGCACGAGTTCGTCGTATCCAAGCTCACAACGATGCTTACGGCAAAGTTAAGACAAAAGCAGCAGTTTAAATCCAATAGCAAAAGAGAGGAAGCATACTATGGCAGTACTGAAAGATGTAGCACTAGCTTACGTAAAGATTCAACAACCGTCTCAGAAATTTGAGACGGAAGGCCCACAGAATACAGAGTGGACTGTTGATTGTGTTATCAGTGAGGCAGCAGCAGGGCGTTGGACTAAGCAGTTCGTTAAGCAACCAGCAAAAGCGTTTACTAATGCGGAGTTCAAAAAGATTTACAAGTTTGATGTTCCATTCGCTGACCAAGACAAGCAGTTTGTTGTTAAGTTGAAGAAAGATACTCACTTCAACGACTTTGAGACAAAGCAAATCGTACAGTGTGACCCTAAGTATCGCGCAAAGCTTTATGAAAACATTGGTGAGCGTGATGGTAAGCCTTTGCTGGCCGATATCACAAAGACAAAGCTGGTAAGCAACGGTTCTTCTGGTGTTGTTATGTACGACATTGTTACCAACAAGTATGGTACTTTTGCAAAGCTTAAGGCTGTTCGTGTTGACAACCTGACTGAATATCAATCTGGTTCAAGTGTTGATGAAATTGGTGAAGTTGTTGAAGACGCAGACTACTCTACGGAGAGCGACGAAGACTACTCAACTACTGGTAACAGCGAACCTGAAGGTGAAGATGAACCTCCATTTGATCCTGATGAAGAATCAGATTACTAAGAACTAATCAAGGGCGGGGGCTAGTTATGCTCCGCCTTTTTTTTTATTAAGAGGTAACTCTATGAGTAAATATCAAAATATAATTAATGCTGTAGATGATTTGGTTTCAGACTTTATCTACGACAACAGGAAAGAAGATGAGGATTTACCGGAAGGTGCTATTGAGAAAGCGATAGCTAACGGTGACATAACAGAGTATGAAATCGTAGACAAATTTAAGCATTCTCTAAGGGCTGGTTTACAATGATTTTTGATACCGTAGCTATTGATGGTGATATTCTAGTCTATCGTGCTGCTTCTGTTGCTCAACACACTTACTACGATATCTTTGAGGATGGTGAGTTAATTGAGACTTTTAAATACTCTAAGGAAGCGAAGGGTTATGTAAAAGACCAGTCAGAATTCTTTATGGAAGCGGATAAACTTTACGAAATTCGCCCACGACTTGAGTACTTTACAGAAGAAGATGCAAAAGAATCTTTTGATTTCCAGATGAAATCAATTAAATCAAAACTTAAAGCTAAGAAATACAAGATCTATCTCACAGGCAAAGGCAACTATCGAGAAAAGATTGCAACAATTTTAAAATACAAAGGCAACAGAGATAACACAGAAAAACCGTATTGGTTTTATAATGTAAGGAAGTACGTAGAATCTTTAGGTGCCATTGTAATCCACGGTAACGAGGCTGACGATGCTTGTTCTGTTGTGGCATACAGGGGTTATCTAGAAAACAAAGACAACCCTACAACAGTCTGTGTGTCTGCTGATAAAGACTTACGGGATACTCCCGGTAATCACTTCAATCCAGACAAAGATGATGCTGTTGTTCTCATTACAATGGAGCAAGCCAACAAAAACTTTTATCAACAACTGTTGAAAGGCGACAAATCATCTGACAACATACCCGGATGCCAAGGTCTTTCTAAATTAATTGCAGAAAAGTATGGCACAAGAAAGATCGCGTCTATCGGAGAGAAAGGTGCAGAAGCATTACTTGATGATTGCGTTACTGAGTGGCAGCTATATGAACGATGCTATGAAGTTTATCTGGCGTGGTACAGTGAGCAAGAGGGTTGGGACTCTGAAACAGAAACCTATTCTTATAAATCTTGGGACGGTACAGATCAAGAGAAATTTATCTCAGAGCTTATGAAAGAGCAGGCTGACCTACTTCATATGCAACGCATTAAGGGGGATCGTTGGCATCCACCTGAGCCTGACAGTGCCTAAAGTATTAAAGATCGACTGTCCACTAGTCGTTCTGCTCCCTAGAAAAACTAAGGAGGATAAAAAATTCAGAATCAATCTCAACTATACGAATAATGCTCATTACCTTGAATACAATAAAGCCAAGAAAATGTTCAAAGAGATAGTTAGACAGATACTTGTAGACACAAAGCAGGATAAAATGAAGTTCGATAAACCAATCGACGTTACTGCTAAGCTTTATAAACAAAGTAGACGCAGATCAGACAAACACAACTTCATAGCTGCTAATACAAAGTTTCTCTATGACGCTCTAACAGAGCTGGGTATTATTGTAGACGACAACGATGAGTATATTAAAGTAGAAGTACTACAGGAAACAGAAGTTGATAAGTATAATCCTAGAGTATCCTACGTATTCACAGAGAGGGCATAAGATATATGAAGCATTTAATTATTGCAGACACACAATGTAAACCAGATCAAGATTTTACACACCTCGAAGCACTGGGCAGGTACATCGTAGCAAAGAAGCCAGATGTTATTGTGCATATTGGCGACCACTTTGATATGCCGTCGCTATCTTCTTACGACAGGGGCAAGAAAGCCTTTGAGGGACGCCGTATTAAAGAGGACTTGGATGCTGGCTACAAGGGCATGGCTCTGATCACAGGGCCACTAGAGAAGCTCCAAGAGAGTCAGAGAAGAAACAAAAAGAAAGTGTATTCTCCACGTATGATCTTCTGCATGGGTAACCACGAAGATCGTATTGATAGATTTACAAATGATAACCCAGAATTGCATGGATTTCTTGGAACAAGACTTTTGCATCTAGAAGACTTCGGTTGGGAAGTATATGATTTCCTTCAACCAGTAATGGAAAACGGTATCTTCTACGTCCACTACCTTGCGAACCCAATGACAGGTAAGCCATACGGTGGCACAGCATTGAATGTTCTTAAAAATGTTGGGAGGTCTTTCGTTGTTGGACATAAACAGTGCCTTGACATTGCAATCAAACCCAGCATTGACGGTAAGATGCAGATTGGTATTGTAAATGGTGCCTTCTACCCTCATGATGAGGAATACAAAGGCCCACAAGGTAACAACCACTTTCGAGGCATCACTGTACTACATGATGTTAAGCAAGGTTTCGGAAACCCAATGATGGTAAGTCTAGACTATCTTGTTAAAAAGTACGCCTAAGTAGTTGACGATAAACACACAGAAGAGGTAAAATTTATGACAGTATACGAGAAAATCTTTTTATTCAACAACTTGATTGGCAACAAGGGCGTCAGACCTTTGAGTGAAGATTTCTGGGAACAGGTTGGCAATCAAAGCGACAGGATCGTAGAAGAGGCTGCTGAAACTTATAACGCAGTTGCTGATAAGGATCTCACAGAGCTTGTAGATGGTGTTGCAGACGTTATGGTCGTTGCTATTGGTCTCTACCAGAAACTACAGCTTTGTGGTGTAGATGTTAGTGATGCCTTGGAGAGAGTTTGTGACAACAACCTAACCAAGTTCCACGACACTCCTGAATATGCTAATGAGACTGTCAAGTTCTATGAAGAAGAAGGCGTTGCTACTTTTGTTCGTCTGACTACTATGGAAGATGGGGATGAATTCTATTCAGTAATCCGCGAAAGTGATAAAAAGCTACTGAAGCCTCACGACTTTGTAGGAGTAGACTTGTCCGATATCATTGAAATGACACAGCAACTCTCTGAGGTGGTAGAAGATGAACCCACTGAGTAATAAGATACTCTTACTTAACGCTCCCTCGGGGGCGGGTAAGGACACTATTGGCAAATGCCTTCAGGATACGTATGGTTGTGAGCTAAAAGCGTTTAAGACTGCACTCTACTGTAGTGCATATCCTTTCGCCAACTGTAATAACTATGGACAATTCATTCATTACTGCACTGATAGGACTTTAAAAGAAAAACGTTCCGGGTATTTCCGTGGAATGTCTCCTAGAGACTTCTTAATCTTTGTTAGTGAAGTTATGACTAAACCTAACTTTGGTAAAGACTTTTTTGGTAAGAAATCCGCAGACTCCATATCTATTGGAGACTTTGAACGTGGTGTTGTATTTACAGACTCAGGTTTTATTGAAGAAACTTTGCCGATAATTAACGAATTTAGTGGCAACAACATTTATATCATTCAGTTCACAGGGCAAGGTTTTAATGACTTCGAAGGGGATAGTCGAAACTTCATTGAACTAAGGGAAGCGCACACTATCAAGATGAGGCAGAAGAACGAAGACATTAAACCGGAAGTATTCACAAGACTTATTATGCAGGAGGTTATGAAGTATGGTTGATATACAAGGTAAGGGAGGTATTTCCGCAAAGATTATTGCTGATAGCGTAAGTGCTGCGGGTAAGCGTGTAACAACTTACGAACTGAACTATCCTCGCTTTGTTCACGCAGAGTTTATGACGCACAGGCTATTTAGCCGAAACGCTGCCAGTAGTCGTGCTATTCCAGTTCCAAAGATGATTGACAATATTAAAGCAAACACAGCGATGCCTATTCATTGGGGAGCGCACCAGAAAGGTATGCAAGCTGATAATGAATGTGATGCATTTGTGTCATCTATCCTTGGGTACGAAGGGGATGAGTACGACAAACCAAGCCGAGAGCAAGCTTGGGATCTTGCTAGGAATGACGCTATCTTTCATGCAAAAGCATTCCATCAAGCTGGTTACCACAAGCAAATTGTTAATAGGCTACTAGAGCCTTTTCAGTTTATTAAGGTTGTATGCACAGCCACAGAGTACGATAACTTCTTCTGGCTACGTAGTCACAAGGATGCTCAACCAGAGATCAGAGAGTTATCAAACTGTATGTACAAGGCTTATCAAGAGTCTGAGCCAACTTTTCTACGTATAGGTGAGTGGCACGTACCTTATGTAGACACCTTCCGGGCTAGTGATGGTGATGCAAGCCTAGAATATATAGTAGGTAACATCGGTGTGTCTCTTGAGGACGCTCTTAAGGTTTCTTCCTCGTGCTGTGCTCAAGTGAGTTATCGCCTAACAGACAACAGTCTAGAAAAAGCTGAAATGCTCTACAGACTGCTGGTAGACGCTAAGCCAGTACATGCGTCTCCCTTTGAACATCAATGTTGTCCAATAGATTGTGAAGCAGACCTTGACACAGAGGGGGTGACAGGTTATACTAATGGGCTTGGTTATCAGTCTGGTAACTTCTTTGGATTCATTCAACACCGTCAGTTGATTGACAACCACAGTTGCTGGAACTATGAGCCAGAGTAAAAAACACTCCCTCGTAGAACAGGTACTAAATGTTGGTTCAGGTTGGTTGCTATCGCTTCTGATCTGGACTTTTTTAATCGCTCCAATTTATAATCTACCAACCACATTTGTAGATAACTTAGGAATAACAATAATCTTTACTTTTATATCTATTATTCGTGGTTACTTTTGGAGAAGATACTTTAACAACAAGACGGAGAAATAAAACCTATGAATTTTTACTACTTGAGTGTTTCAGATTTGCAACTACTTGATGATTGGGTTGACCCACAACCTGAACCGATAGAGTTTGCTAGAATTCTACACACAAATGGAATGGACATCACAAGACCTTATGAAATGGTCGAGTGTAATCACAGAAATCTAAGGAATGAGATTGTGTTATGCAACAGAGTGGAAGGAAGTGAAAGAACAGACTTTGATTGGAGAGGCTCTGGTGCCGCTTCATTAG